CAACGGCGCTGGTTGCATGGATGTTGGGCGGCGAGAAACCGCACCTGATGGTTGTTGGATTGTGGGAGCGACCAGAGGATGCCGACAACACATGGCATGTTCCCATTGCTGAAGTCGAACAGACCAACATCAACACAGCAAGAGATTCACGATTTTCTGTTCGTGAAATAGTCTTTGATCCGGCACGCTGGCAAAGAACCATGATGCTGTTGGATGAAGATGGATTGCCGGTGGTCAGTTATCCCAACAACGCAGAACGCATGGTTCCGGCAACACAGAAGTTTTTTGAAGCAGTTATGAATCAATCATTCACACATGATGGTGATGAAAGACTTGCGCGGCACATCGGAAACTGTGTGACAAAGCAATCTTCTCGCGGTGTGATGGTTGCAAAGGCATCTTCCAAACGCAAGGTGGATGCTGCTGTCGCAGCAATCTTTGGATATGACAGAGCAACACAACCGCAAGAAAAAGCAAAACCCGTTGCAAGATATTTCTCTGTGAGGACATAATGAAGAAAAGTTGGATTCTCATCGGTGTTGAAGTGATCGGCCTAGCAGTCGCCGGCGCTGGCTTGTTGATGGTTTCGGTTCCTGTTGCCCTCATTGGTCTTGGTGGCTTCATCGTATGGATTGCAGAAAGAGCAAGTGAATGAGCATCTCAAAGTCATTGCGCAAATTAGAAAAGCGCCAAATGAGCGCAAACACCCAATATGTCGAACCGCTGATTCCGGGTCGCCCTGCTTACACCACGCCAGCCGGCGTTGAAGTCACACCCGACACCGCACTTCGCATGTCGGCGGTGTATGCATGCGTTCGTTTGCTTGGTGACACAATTTCCTCACTTCCTCTTGGTGCGTATGTTCGGCGTGGTCGCAATCGCATTTCCTATGCAGCCGCCTTTGGCGAACAACCTGTTTGGATAAATAGACCAAACCCTGAATCAACCCGCTTGGAATTCATTGAGCAAATCATCACATCGCTCAATCTTCATGGCAACGCCTTCATCTTGACTGTTCGGGATGACATGGGCGAAGTGGTCGAACTTTATGTTCTTCATCCTGATGATGTGACCATCCATCGCAACCTTGATGGTTTGCCGCTGACTTATCTTGTGCGCAATTCATACACCAAAGTTTCTGAAATCCTTACGCCCAACGACATCTTGCACATCCCAATGTTCCGTCTTCCCGGTCATCTTCTTGGTCTTTCACCAATCGGTGCAGCCCGCATGAGCGTTGGCGGTGCGATGGCTGCTGAGATATATGCCGCTTCATACTTTGGCAACGCAGCCAATCCCGGCGGTGTCATTGTTTCGCCGAATGAATTGACTGAAGAACAAGCAAAAGAGATTGTCACCAACTGGCAGATTGACCACGCTTCGCCATATCGTGCCGGCAAGGTTGGCATTCTCTCTGGCGGCGCTGACTTCCGGCCATTGACTATCAATGCACAGGATGCTCAGATGCTTGAAGCCCGCCGATTCGGTGTGGAAGAAATCGCCCGGTTGTTCCGCGTGCCAATTTCACTTCTTGGTCATCCCGTTGCTGGTGCGATGTCATTTGCTTCTGTCGAAGCGCAGAACCTTTCTTTTGTTCAGCACTCATTGCGCCCACTACTTGAAAGACTAGAACAAGCACTTTCGACTTTGCTTCCTGAACCCGATGGATTCGTGAAGTTCAATCTTGATGCACTATTGCGTGGAACGACCTTGGAGCGTTATGAAGCCTATACAAAAGGCTTGCGTGAAGGATTCCTTTCGCTCAATGATGTGCGTTCAGTCGAAGACCTTTCACCAATCGGTGAAGCGGGCGATCAATACCGCGTTCCGTTGCAGAACATTGATGCATCGGATGCACGCGATGTCGGATTCAATCTTCGGTCTGAGATTGCTGCGCGACTTGTGCAAGTTGGCTATGAGCCAAGCGAAGTTCTTTCTGCTGTTGGCATTGAGCCAATCAAGCACACAGGAATCCCATCCACACAACTTCAACAGGTTGCGCAGATTGATCCTGCTGACCCTGCTTCAGTTTATGAAGTCAAGAGCGAGCGCAGCGCACCAAATGTTGATGTTCATGCACCTGAAACCATCATCAACATCCCGAACACCGAAGTTCGGGTGGATGCGCCAGTTCTCAATGTAGATGCGCCGGTTCTCAATATGGAAGCACCGCAAGTTCACATGGATGCACCGCAATTCACAGTTGAAGTGGAACCAAATATCGTTCTTCAACAGCCATCACCGCGAAAGGTGATTCGCACAGTTGAGCGCGATGAACACAATCGAATTGTTCGAATCATTGAAGAAGAAGTGGAAGGATAAACATGGCAACAGGATTGAGCGCCTACCTTGCAAACGCGCTTCTTGATTCAGTTGGAAATGCAACAAGTTTTTCCGTTGCAAATGTATATGTGAAACTGCATGTCGGTGATCCCGGCGCAAATGGCACAGCAAATGCCGCAACAGAAACGACACGAAAGGCTTGCACTTTTGCTGCCGCATCCGGGGGTTCGATTTCATCGGATGCCGATGTGAGTTGGACAAACATCGCTGGAAGTCAGGATGCCACATTCTTCACCGCTTGGGATAACGCAAGCGCCGGCAATTTCTTGTTCTCAGGAACAATGACTGGCAATGCCTACACCGCAGGGGATACCTTCACCATTCCATCTGGATCGCTGACCGCATCTTTGACTGTTGCCAGTTAGCAGAAAAGCATGGCTGAATTTCTTCGGTTCACGCTTGATGTTTCACCACTTGATTCCACAAGTTATGGACTAGACGGCAATTTTGCTTTCACCGAAGAAGGCGTTGGCACAAGCACTTCCGCGCTGACAGCAACGGCGAGCGCGATTCGACAGACATTCGCAACAGCCGAAGCATCAGCAAGTTTCACTGCAACAGCCACAGCCACAATCATCAATCCAGAAACCGCAACCGCAGTTCTTGGTGGATTGAGTGTGGCGGCAACTTCAATCACCAGCATCACCGCATCAGCCGATGCAATCCTTGGTGGATTGACAGCATCAGCAAATGTTCTTCCACCGCCAGCACCAAACACCGATGTTCAAACTGGTTTCGTTCAATTCGTTCAACCAAACAAACTGGTTTCACAACAGGAAGTCGAAAAGCCCGTCAATGTTGTGACTGCTTCTGCACTTTCCTTCAATGTGTTCAATTCGACATCAACAAGTGTGATTGAATTTTCTATCCTAGAAGAAGACAACGAACTTCTTCTTCTTATGTAAGGGAAGGTCAATGCCATATTTCATCAGCGACAAGCAAAGTGATTGCAGCGGATGGGCGACTGTCAAAGAAGAATCTGATGGTTCATACACAACCATTGGATGTCATGAGAACAAGCAAGATGCGATTGACCAAATGGTTGCAGTTTCTATTGCTGAAGATATGGAACCCGGTGGCGAAGTAAGCAAGCGCCAAGTGGATTTGACTGTTCCGACCTATATTCGCCAGAACGCACAACGCGGATTGGAATGGGTTCGTGAAGGTTTCGGGGGCGATGGTCTAACCGAAAAGACCAAGCGCGAAGCGCGAGAGATGGCAGATGGTTCGGTGAGTGAGAGCAAAGCACGCCGCATGGCTGCATGGTTTGCCCGTCACATGGTTGATCTTGATTCGCCAGAAGTAGGCGATGAATCAAAGCCAACACCGGGAATGGTTGCGCATGCACTTTGGGGCGGCTACCCAAAGAGCGAGAGCGACAGAGCAATGAAATGGGCGCAACGCAAGGTTGCCGAATTAGATGCAGAAGCCGCAGATTCAAGGAGCAAACAAGTGGCAAAGAAGATTGAACGCCGCACATTCGCGGTGCAGAACATCGAAGCAAGAGCAGCAGAAGATGGAACAATGCGGCTTTCAGGATATGCCGCAGTTTTCAACAACCCATCCGTTCCGCTTCCATTCGTTGAGAAAATCGCACCGGGCGCATTTCGCAAAACACTCTCTGAAATGCCAGATGTGCGCTTGCTCATCAATCATGAAGGTCTTCCATTGGCTCGCACCAAAAATGGAACACTCACGCTTGAAGAAGATTCGGTTGGTCTTCGCTTTGATGCGATAATCGCCAACACCACAGAGGGGCGCGATTTGTACGCACTTGTTGAGCGTGGCGACCTTGATCAAATGAGTTTTGCATTTCGCGTGATTCGTCAAGCATGGAACTCTGATCGCAGCGAGCGAACACTCAAAGAAGTTTCCCTTGCCGATGGCGATGTTTCTGTCGTCACTTATCCTGCATACCCTGCAACATCGGTGGAAGCCCGCGAACATTTACGCAATGCAATCAAGGCCATGAAGGAAGGTCGAGAAATCACCGGCGAATCCTTGCTGGTTCTTGAATCAATTTTCAAAGATTTGTCAGAAGGTCATGACTACATCATGAAATCTGTTGAAGTGATGTCACAACTTCTTCAGATGGATGCAATGGAAGAAATTGAAGACATCGAAGACATCGAGGAAGAAGATTCCAGAGCAGTTGATGTTGTTGGCGATTTCGTAGAATGGGATTCATCTGGTGGAACTGCGCGTGGTCGCATTGAGCATGTGATGCGCGAAGGTGTTCTTGGAATCCCAAATTCTGACTTTTCTATCACCGCAGAGGAAGATGACCCCGCAATCCTGATTCGCGTTTATGAGGAATACAATGGCGGCTGGCGAGCAACAGAAACACTTGTTGGTCACAAGTCATCGGAACTGCGCCCAATTGATCCACTACCTGAACCAAGCGAAGAAGCATCTCGCAAGATTTCCCTTCGCTACGCGAAAGCCCTACGAAACAAAATCTAGTTTTCGGCACAAGCCGAATTGAAGCCGGTTGCTTCCCTGCACCCTTTACGCGCCGCAGGTTGTCGTTGCCACCACTTCATCAAACAATCAATCACAGGAGAAATGAATGTCTTACATCAACAAAGTGATTGAGCGCCGCGATGCTGTCAAGGCTGAGATGGATGCAATTCTCGATGCAGTTGCAACTGAGAACCGCACCGATCTCACCGCAGACGAAACCGCCAAGTATGATGCTTTGGTGGAAGAATCACGCTCGCTCGATTCCAAGATCGAAACCCTGAAGGCACAGGCAGATGCAGATGCAAAGGCTGCTGAAGCCCGCGCCGCTGTTGCATCCGTTGTGATGCCATCCGCACCTGCTCGCGTAACCCGCGAAGCACGCACCTACACACCACAAGCAACCCATTCATTCGTGAAGGATGCATTCAACGCTCAATTCCGCAGCGACTTCGCAGCACAAGAGCGCCTTGCACGCCACATGCGTGAGGAATCAATTGAGCGCCGCGATGTCGGAACTGCTCAATTCGAAGGTCTTGTTGTTCCGCAATATCTCACAGACCTAGCAGCAAGCCTTTCCCGCGCTGGCCGCCCGTTTGCAGATTTCGGAACCACCAAGCACTCACTTCCACCAGCAGGAATGACCTTGAACATCAGCCGCATGACGACTGGTTCTTCAACTGCTGTTCAGGTAACACAGAACGATGCGGTTTCTGAAACCGATGTTGATGACACACTTTTGACCATCAATGTTCGCACCATCGCAGGTCAGCAGGATATTTCCCGTCAAGCAATTGAGCGCGGAACCGGCATTGACCAATTCGTTGTGAATGACCTCATTCGCTCATGGCACACCACTCTCGACAACCAAATCCTCAATGGCGCTGGCACAGCCGGAACCATCAAGGGTCTTCGTTCGTCTGGTGGAAATGCTGTCACCTTCACCAGCACCGCACCAACAGTTGCGTTGTTGTATCCAAAACTTGCTGATGCATTTCAGCAAATTGAGAGCAACACCTTTGCTCGCCCAACGCATGTTGTCATGCACCCACGCCGCCTTGCATTCTTGCTTGCGGCAACTGATACTGCTGGCCGACCACTTGTTGTTCCAGCAGCAAACGGCGCAATGAACGCAGTTGGAGTTGGAAATGGCGCTGCCGATTACGGAAACAGCGGATACCAACTTCTTGGCCTTCCAATCATCACTGATGCGAATGTTGGAACCACCTATGGAACCACCACAAATCAGGATGAAATTTATGTCATTGATGCCCGCGAGAATCACCTCTGGGAGCAACCTGGCTCACCATTCGCATTGACTTTCGATGCAACTGGCGCTGGTTCCTTGACAATCAAAACTGTCGTTTATGGTTTCGCCGCCTACACCGGCGAGCGTTATCCATTGGCAAACTCAATCATCTCAGGTTCAGGTCTTTCAGCCCCAACCTTCTAATGATTGATAAACTTCTGGCTTCATAGTCAGAAAAAATCGGCAAGAGAAGTGACAGATTCCCCCGGCTGTTGCTTCTCTTGCCCCAAATAATTCGGGGGAATTATGAAATCAAATCACAAAGTTTCCATTGGCACTTGCGATCCCGGAATGGTTTCAGGTTCCTTCGCATTTGCCATGATGCAATTGAGTGCAGCAAGAGCAAATCGCCTTGGTTCGCACATCCGTATCAAAGGTTCTGGTCTGCTTTCCAAGCAACGCAATCGTGTCGTCAAGCATTTTTTGGATACAACAGATTCCGACTGGCTTCTGATGATTGATTCAGATGAACAGTTGAGCATTGAGAATTTTGACAAACTGATTGAAACAGCGCATCACATCGAAAGACCTATTGTGGCCGGCCTTGTCTTTGCCGCCTTCGATGTTGGTTGGATATATCCCCAACCATTGCCAGCAATCTTCATGGAGCAGGAAGATGGTTTTCTTCCTCTTTACAAATACGACAAAAATTCAATCTTTGAGATTGATGCCGCAGGAACCGGATGTCTTTTGGTACATCGTTCCGTTCTGGAAAAAATGCGTGAAGTTGCCACAGAACATCAAGGTCAAGATTGGTGTTGGTTTTGGGATGGCGCAATCAACGGACAATGGATTGGTGAAGACCTTCTTTTTTGTAAGCGTGCAAAACAGTTGGGGTTTTCCATTTGGGCGAACACCGGCGTGGTTCTTCCGCACTTGAAGACATACTGGGTTCAAGAAGCCCATCATGATTTTTGGCAGAACAATGTTGCACCAGCGTTGAAAGGTAGAAATGCGCAAGATTCAACTATTCAGCCTGATGCGTAAAATATCAAAACCGCAAGAAACAGCAAGCATTCAACCGGAATTGGAAAAAGCAATGACCGGAAAAAAAGAAAGAAAGGTCATCAAGCGTGGCAATCACTAACGGATACTGCACACTTGCAGAATTGAAGGCAGCACTTGCAATTGATACTGGTGACACAGTTGATGATGCAGCACTTGAACTTGCCATCGAAAGTTCCAGCCGAATGATTGATGATTATTGTGATCGCTTCTTCTATCAAGACGGAACTGCACAATCACCTGTTTCTCGATATTACACACCAATTGATATGTATTATGTTCAAATTGATGACATTGTAACGATCACAGAGATTGCCACCGATGAAGACCTTTCCTTCTCTTGGGATACTGTGTGGAGTACCACAGATTTCATGGTGGAACCAATCAACAATCCACGCAAGGGTTGGCCATACAACAAACTTCTTGCAGTTGGCGCATATATTTTCACCGCTGCGTTGCCGCAAAGTCTTCGCGTGAAAGGCATTTGGGGTTGGTCAGCAATTCCCAAAGAAATCAAAACTGCGTGTTTGATACAATCTTCCAGAATGTTCTTGCGCCGCCAATCCCCATTTGGAATCGCTGGATCGCCAGAGTTGGGAACTGTCAGATTGCTTGCAAAACTTGATGCCGATGTGGAAGCACTCATCAAGCCATTGCGCAGATTTGCCGGGATGGTCAAATGATTCCTTCACAAGTTCGTGATGGATTGAAGACAAGACTTCAAACAATTTCTGGACTGCGTTGCTATGACCTAGTACCAGATCAAGTGAACCCACCAGCAGCAGTTGTGGGGCAATTAGATTTCACATTCGACATTGACAATGCGCGAGGGTTAGACCAAGCGAATGTTGATGTCATTGTGATTGTTCAGCGATTTTCGGAACGCGCTGGTCAGAATCGGCTTGATGCATATCTTGCCGGTTCCGGCGTGGGTTCGATAAAAGCAGCAATTGAAGGTGACAGAACTTTGGGTGGCGCATGCCAAACATTGCGTGTCACCGCAGCGGAATCTGGGTCGTATGAATCCAATGGAAACATCTTCATCAGTTACCGATACCGAATCACAATCTACGGATAAGCCGGAAGGAAAGAAATGGCAAGAATCGTTCTCACCGATGTGCAGGTTCTCATCAACACATCAACAGACATCTCTGACCATGTTGCTTCAGTAACTCTGAACAGCACAGTCAATGAAGTTCAAACAACCGCTATGGGAAACACCGCAATCACCCGCGTTGGTGGCCTTCTCGACAATAGCGTGACACTTGAATTTCATCAGGATTTCGCAACAAGCAGCATTGAATCAATCATCTATCCTTTGATTGGTACAGTTACAACAATGAAAATCAAGCCAACATCATCTGCAACAAGCGCTGGAAATCCGCAATACATATTTTCCGCGCTGTGTTCAGAGTGGTCACCAATTTCCGGCGCTGTCGGTGAATTGAGTACGGCATCCGTAACTTGGCCAATCAGCGGAACAATTACAAAAACAACCGCGTAACAAATAGAAATGGGGGGTCATCATGGATGGCTTACAAATTCAAGTGAACCGAAAGACCAAAAGCGATTCCTATCCTCTAAGCCCAAGGGTGATTGTGGCTTGCGAACAAAAGTTCGGAATGGGGATAGGAAAAGCCCTTGAAAGTCAGCGCATGGAAATCTTGTATTTCCTTGCTTATGAAGCAGTAAAGCGAAGCGGTGAAGTTCTCAAACCTTATGGTGATGAATTTCTTGATTCGCTTGTTTCTGTGGAGTTGATCTCTGACGATTCTTTCGAATCCACCGCGAAAGCCTAACATTTACGATTGCGGCAATCGCGGCTGAAACAGGAATTGATCCGGTGTCACTATTAGATGCACCACCGGGAATTTTTGAAGCAATCGTGGCATATTTGAAAGACAGAGCGAGAAGGCAAGGTGGCTGATGGCAGCAGATGGATTGCACGCAACAGTCACAGTCGAAGGTTTTGCGAAGACAATCGCTGAACTCAAAAAATTCGATGCAAAAGCCTATCGCCGCATGAATTCATCCATCCGGCAAGAAATGGGTGTGCTGGAACAAACCGCCAAAGGATTCATTTCCAACGCTGGAAGAAGTTATCGGGGAACACCTCTCAGCGGTTGGCGGGATGTTCCAGCACGCAATGGAAGGGTTCGTGGTGGTGCTGGTTGGCCAGCATGGAATGAGGGTGAGATCAAGGCTGGCATTTCACGCACAACCGCACAAGGTCGTGTTGATGCAAACTATCGAACCAACTTGTATGGTTTGAAAAATAAATCAGCAGCGGGTGTCATCTTTGAAATTGCTGGTCGAAACAATAAACTTTCGCCATTCAAAAGATTTCTAATATGTTCCGCGCATCGCGGCGTGTTGTTTGGCGTGCTGTGTGGGAAGACCGGGGCGACATACAACGCAAGATTGTCAAAATTATGCAGGATACAATCAAAGAAACAAACCAAGGATTGCGTGGGTTCAAAATAGATGGCTAATGTCGGCGCAGTAATTGCACGAATCATCACCCAATACAGCGACAAAGGAAGCAAGGCTGCACAACGGGATGCAAGGAAACTTGAAAAAAGTTTTGAAACATTTTCCAAGCGTGCCAAACTTGCATTTGCTGGCGCTGCTGCCGGTGCTGGTTATTTCGCGCAACGATTAGCCAAAGAAGGCGTGCGGGCTGCCGCCGAAGAAGATCGTGCGCTCGCATCACTAGGTCGAACACTTGAAAATGTCGGTCAAGCATTCGCCATCCCACAGGTGAATGAATTCATTTCTGCACAACAAGCCGCACTTGGCGTTTCTGAAGACCAATTGCGACCAGCATTTCAACGCCTTGTCACAGTTCTTGGCGATGCTGGATTGGCGCAGGAACAACTTTCTCTTGCTCTTGATGTCAGCGCCGGAACAGGAAAATCACTTGACCAAGTAGTGATGGCGTTATCTCGCGCATATTCAGGAAACACCGCTGGCCTTTCTCGACTTGGTGCAGGATTAGACAAAACACTTTTGAAGTCTGGTGATTTGGTTGCCATCACCGGCGAACTCAACAAGAAATTTGGTGGTCAGGCGGCAGTTGCCGCTGCATCCTTCGGTGGATCACTCAACAAAATCAAGATTGCAGCAGATGAAGCCAAGGAATCCATCGGTCAAGCAATCATCAATGCCATCATTGGTCAAGGTGGAGATGCGCAAAATCAAGTTGAGGGATTGACTAGGGGCATCGCTCAATTTGGTGACATGGTTGCCACCGCATTCACTTTTGTGATTCCTCTTGTCAAAGAATTCTTTGGATTCCTCAAAAAAATCTTCACCACGCTCAACAATATGCGACCAGTCATCAGCGCAGTTGCCGGTCTATTGGCAGGAATTTTTGTCGCTGGAAAAGTGATTGCTTTTGTTTCAGCCTTGCAAAAAGTTGTGAAGGTAATGAAGGCAATCCGTTCTGCTGGATTGGCAGCGAGCGTTGCCACAGCATTTGCAACTGGTGGTGTCAGCGTTGCTGCCGGTGCTGCTGGCGCTGCGGCGGCTGTGGCTGCGATGGGTCTTTCCATTACTGCTGCAAATAAATTGTTCAATGGATTGGACAAGGCATCGGCTAAGGTCGCAAAAAATAGCAAAGCAACCAGCACCGAAACTGGTGGAGTTCTCAAACCAACCAAAACGCTTGCTGACCTTTACAAAGATATTGAAACAAAAAGCGGAAAGACTGCTGCAAATGCTAAGGCACTCACCGCTGAACAAAAGACCCAAGCCGCAGTTTTGAAGTTTGCACAAAGCGCAGGGATTGATCCAACAAAAGATTTTGAAACTGTCAATCTTTTTGCTGCCGCCGTTCGTAAGGTCGGCGCAGATGCTACTGAGGAACAAAAGAAAACCGCGCTTGTTGCGTTACAAACAGCAGGAAATACTGCACAGGAATCGGTCAGTCTTCTAGCATCTGCAATTCGTGAAGTGACCAACAAAACTGTTGGCAGTTTTGGTGATGCTGCTAGTGCTGCCGCTGCTTACAATGAAGCCATCAAAGCCGGCATTCAATCAATGGTGGATGCAGGAATCACCGATGTTGATTTGCTGAAGACAGCATTTGGATCGCTGAACACAGAGTTGTTGAATTACATTGGAAATCTTACGGCAGCCAAAAATGCCGAACTTACCGGAACCGGCGGTGGCAAGGTCGCCACAACTGGCGCACCGACAGCGCCAAGCGCCTCTCAACAAGCAAGAGCAGCATTCGATGCAGCAGTTATTGTTGGCGATGCTGTTGCAAAGATTCCCGTTGGAACCACCGCAGCCGAAATCAAGGTTGGTCAAACTGCTGTGAACAAGGCGATGGACAATCTTTTGGAGCAAGGCCGAAACATTTTGAGTTCAATCACTGGTGGCAAGTACGGAACACCAATCCCAAGCGCAGCGCCACCACCATCCATGCCATCAACATACATTCCGGTTGCAGGTGTTTCGCAGACAATGGCTTCAAATGCACCACAAATCAACATCAATGCGCCTGTTTATGGCATCGCTGACTTGCAACGATTGATTATTGATTCAGTCAATCAAGCACAGAAGAACGGAACAACGACAGTTCTTCCGAACGGCGGGCGCTAATGGCAACACCGGCAACCCTTGGTGTGGAAATAAACTTCTCCAATGGCGCATCCTTCGGAACTGTTCTTTTGCTTGATGACCCATCAACACCATTGGACACCGGCGTTCTTGGTGATGCTGTAACTGTGATTGCTGATGTTTCCAATCAAACGCAATCAGTTCAAATTCGGCGCGGATACAATCGCATTGCTGACAACTTCAGCACTGGAACTGCAAGCGTGGTCATCATTGATGCCACAGGTGACTTCAACCCCGACAACACTTCATCGCCCTATTATGGACTTTTGACACCCTTGCGAAAAATTCGCATTTCTGGAACTTACAATTCAACAAAGTATTATGTATTCAGCGGATACATTCAGTCATTCCGGTATCAAGCACCAAACGGAACAGAACTTGCCCGCGTGTTCATTGATGCGGTGGATGGTCAAGCACTCTTGAATCTTTCGACTGTCACAACAATTGCCAGTTCAGGTGTTCAAGATAGTGGAACGCGCATCAATCGAATTCTTGATGCAATCGGCTGGCCATCATCCATGCGTGAGATTCAAACGGGCGCAAGCACACTTCAGGCTGATCCCGGCGGGAACCGGAGCGCCCTTGATGCCATCCTCACAGTTGATGACAGCGAATTGGGCGCATTCTATTTTGATGAATTAGGTCAAGCCACCTTCATCAATCGCACCAACCTTTCCACAGCAATCACTGGCGTTCCCACCATTTTCACCGATGATGGATTAGGAACAGATATTGCATATCAGGATGTTCAATTCAATCTTGATGACACCCAGTTGGTGAATTATGTATCGGTACAACGGGTCAATGGAACTGCGCAGATTGCTTTCGACCAAACATCCATTGATGCATATTTCCAGCGAACACGACTTCGCCAAAATCTTTTGATGCAGACGGATGAAGAAGCGTTCGACCAAGCAAACACTTTCTTGTTCAGTCGCAAGGATTCAGAGATGCGCGTGGATGCAATCGTTCTGGATTGTTCGGACAACACCGAAACAGAGCGCATCCAAGCAGCACTTTCCATTGATTTCTTTGCACCAATTCAAGTCACCCGCGAACTTCCCGGCGGGGCAGTCACACGCAAATTGCTGGTGCAGGGAATCCAGCACAACATCACGCAATTCTCATGGGTGACGACCCTTGAAACTGCACTTCCGCAGATTTCGAATGTCTTCATCTTGGATTCTCCCGACTATGGCGTTCTTGACCAAAACGCTCTGTCGTACTGATTCGGCTACAATTCTCACAAGATAAGGAAGAAGGAACATGGCAGCACCACTTGGCTACAAAGATTTTGTTGCGGGCGATCCGCTAACAGCCGCACAGGTTGATGGTTATCTCATGGCGCAATCCGTCATGACATTTGCAAGTTCAGCAGCAAGAACTTCAGCATATCCATCACCAAGCGAAGGAAATCTTTCCTATCTTGCAGACACCAATTCATTTGAAATTTATGATGGGGCAGCATGGGTTGCCTATGGATCGGGCGACATCACAGGTGTGACTGCCGGAACTGGAATTTCTGGTGGGGGAACATCTGGTGCAGTAACAATCACAAATTCAATGGCAACCGCTATTGATGCAAAAGGTGATTTGATTGTTGGAACTGGCGCAGATGCTTTCAGCAGATTGGCTGTTGGAACGAATGGTCAAGTTTTGAAGGCAGATTCTTCAACTGCAACAGGATTGGTTTGGGGAACAGATGGTGGTGCTGGCAATCTTGCATCACAAGATTTCACATCTTCTGGAACATGGACAAAACCTAGTGGTGTCACCAAAGCATTGGTTTTGCTTGTTGGCGGTGGCGGTGCTGGTGGCGGTAGTGCTTCGGGTTCAAGAATTGCTGGCGGTGGCGGCGGCGGTGGAATTGTAAAATTTGAAATTGTTGATGTTTCTGCTGTTTCAACTGTTTCTGTCACAATTGGTTCAGGTGGAACTGGTGGAACAACCTATCCAGCCGCAGATGGTGGAGATTCTACCTTTGGCGCTTTATTGACTGCTAAAGGTGGCAAAGGTGCATACAGAAGCACAGGAACAGTTGCCGACCAAAATGCTGGTGCATATTCATCAGATGGAACCTATGTTGGAAGTGGCGGCGGTGGTGGTTCAGGTGGAGCCGGTCAAGATGCAAATTTTGGCATAAATTCTTCAACATTTTCTGCCGGGTATCAAGAAAAATACGGAGTGGCAACTGGCATTGGAAATTCCGCAGGTAGTAGTTGGAAATTCACATCCACATCAAATGCAACCCTATACAACAACGGGGGCAATGGGGGTGCTGGCTCATTGGGCTATGGCGGCGGCGGTGGTGGTGCAACTAACAACAACAATGGCGCTGGATTTGGCGGGGCTGGTTCTTCTGGCGGCGGATATGGTGGAACTACTGGAACAAATGGTGGGAACGCCAATGCTAATTCAGGAAGCGGTGGTGGCG